TAGTATCATTTTGTTTTATATAATTTGAAGTATTTATTATATCTTGGTCATTAAATTGTAAATAATTAGAAATATTAATATCATTTTGTTTTATATAATTTGAAGTATTTATTATATCTTGGTCATTAAATTGTAAATAATTTGAAATGTTAGTATCATTAATAAAAATATTATTTCTATTTGTTTCAATATCATTTTCATATGTTCCAAGAACACTAATAACATATTCACTATTTGTTGTAAAAGTATTTAATATATCATCAATATTTGTTTTATAATCATTTAAATTATTTAAAATTTCATTTGAAGAATTTTTTATATAATTACTTGTGTAAACATTATTATTGCTATTGGTTATTATTTTAATATTCAAATCATTATTTAAACCTGTTATAACAGAATCAAAATTTGCAATTAATAAATTAATATTGTCATCTGTATTTTCTGTTATATTTTTTGCATAATTTGACATATTATCGTCATTATTTTTAATATAATTAGAAGTATTTATTATATCTTGGTCATTAAATTGTAAATAATTTGAAATATTAGTATCATTTTGTTTTATATAATTTGAAGTATTAAATATATTTTCATCATTAAATTGTAAATAATTAGAAATATTAGTATCATTTTGTTTTATATAATTTGAAGTATTAAATATATTTTCATCATTAAATTGTAAATAATTAGAAATATTAGTATCATTTTGTTTTATATAATTTGAAGTATTAAATATATTTTCATCATTAAATTGTAAATAATTAGAAATATTAATATCATTTTGTTTTATATAATTTGAAGTATTAAATATATTTTCGTCATTAAATTCTAAATAATTAGATATGTTTTCATTGTTTTCTTTTATAAAATTTGAAGTATTAAATATATTTTCATCATTAAATTGTAAATAATTAGAAATATTATTCTCTATAAATTTAGTAAAATTAGAATTATTTTCAATTTCATTATTTAAATAATTTGAGACATTTTGGTCATTTAGTTTTATATAATTAGAAGTATTTATTATATTTTCGTCATTAAATTGTAAATAATTAGAAATATTAGTATCATTTTGTTTTATATAATTAGAAGTATTTATAATATCATTGTCGTTAAATTGTAAATAATTAGAAATATTTTCATCGTTTTTTTTTATAAAATTAGAAATATTAAATATATTTTCGTCATTAAATTGTAAATAATTAGATATATTATTATCATTTTGTTTTATAAAATTAGAAATATTACCTATAATTAGTTCATTAACTTCTAAATAATTAGATATATTATTTTCAATTAATTTAGTAAAATTAGAATTATTTTCAATTTCATTATTTAAATAATTTGAAACATTTTGGTCATTTAATTTAATATAATTGGAAGTATATATAATATTATTATTGTTAAAAATAATATAATTAGAAATATTATTATTATTTTGCTTGATATAATTTGAAGTATTAGTAATTTTTTGATTATTTAAAGTAATAAAGTTATCAATATCATCTTCTAATGTGTTAATATTTTCTTCGAAATTGCTTATATTAACATTCAAATTGCTATTATATAATTTTAGAATATCATCAATGTTGCTAAAATTCGAACTTATATTTGAATTAATATCGTAGAATGTATTATTTATGTAAGTTTGAAAATTATTTAATCTTTGATTTGTATTATTTTTATTTTCTGATATTTTAGAATCAAGAATACTATCATTGCTATTAATAATAGTAAATAATTCATAATGAGTACTATTTATTTTTTTATTTAAAATAAAATCTTCGTTACTAGTTTGATTAATTATGTTAATAATATCATTTGATGTTACATCGGGAATTAAATTTGTAATATTATTATATAATATTTCATTAGAGTAATTTATTAAATTATTTACTCTTTCTGTTGTAAAATATAAATTAGATTCTCCTTCAAAAACTTTGTCGGTATTTGTAATATTAATATCATACATAATATTGAATCCTTCGTTTGTAGGGTCATAGTTATTAATAATTATATTGTCAACAATTAATGTACCTTTATAGTAATCGTTAATTATTTTTTTTGAATTATTACCGTTTTCTATATTGTCGAGTGTTATTTTATCATTAATATCTTTTGTATTAATTAATTTATCATATAAATCATTTTCAAAATATTGTTTTTTATAATATCTATTATTTGCTGTTTCATTTAAATCATCAGTTGTTTTATCATTTAAATTAATGTTAGTTATATTTGCACCGTCTACTATAATGTCATTTGCATAAATTGTACCCCATTTATTATTAGTATTTCCAATATTTTGATTATTTGTATTATTTGGAAGTATATTATTTTCAAAAATGGTATCTGTTTTAAATAAAATATTATTATTATTAAATTTTGCTAAAACATTTTCAATAATTTCAGAATTATTAGTATTTCTAACAGTTATTGAAAGTTCATGTTCGTCTGTTGTATTATTAATTGTATTTGCACCAATCAAAATAGCATTACTATTAGCAGAATTTTTAATAGTTCCATTTTCAGTTTGTTTTTCAATATCATTAGCAATTAATAAAATATATGTTTCTTCTTCCGTTGAAGAAAAACTAGCAATATTAGAATTCGTTGCTTTTAAACTAAAAAATGGGTTATATGACATAATGACTAATGTCTTTGTCTAATCTAATACTTTTATCTATTTTTTTTTGATAAATATATATAAACATTATATTATATTTAATACATAATGAGTTCTAAGGAGGAAAACACTGTTAAAATTACTAAATCAAATCTTACCAAACATGTAATTGAATCATTTTTATCTGAAATAGATTATACTAAACAATATAATGCAAAGACATTAAGAACTATGATTGATAAAGCTTATAAGGAAACAAAGGAAAAAATGGTTGTTCCTAAGAAAGCACCAAGTGAATATAATTTGTTTGTAAAACAAAAAAATAAAGAACTAAAACTTGAAAATCCAGAAATGAATAATACTGAAATTTTCAAAAAAACAGCAGAACTATGGAATGAATATAAGAAAACAAAAGCATAAATATTATAATAAATGAATAATAAAGATATAACAATAGTTACATGTTATTTAGATATTGATAAAAGTAAACATGGAAAGGAAAATTATAAAATTTGGATAATGAATTATTTGTCAATTATTAAAAACAATAATATAGTAATATATTGTAATTGTGATAGAACAATTAGATTAATTTTAGAATTAAGAAGTAATTATTTAAATAAAACTAAAATAGTAAAAATAAATATACAGGATTTATATACTTATAAATATATTGATTATTTTACCAAAGATAATAAAAAAGATCCTGAAAAATATCACGTAACTGAATTATATTTGATATGGAATAATAAGGTTGCATTTATGTATGATGCATTTAAAAATAAGTATTTTGATACAGAATATTATATGTGGACCGACATTGGTATGTTAAGAGAAGAAAAATTATATGATATATTAAATGCCAATGATTTTAAATGTAATGTTGAAAAACTTAATAAGAACAAGATTATATTATTAAAACTAAATAATTTTACAAAAGAAGAGTTATCTTATAAAAATACAATAATACCATATAAATATAAAACAGGAATAAATAGATGTGGTGGTGGTGCTATAATATCGTCTAAATTTTTAATGGAAAAATGGTTTAATATTTATTATTCAATGCTAGATACTTTTATATCAAATGATTTTTTTGCAGGAAAAGATCAAAATATTTTAAATAATATTTATATTAAATACGGTGACGATTTATTTAATTTAATAGAACCAAATGATTATAATCTAGATAAATGGTTTTATATATTATATTATATTACAAATTAATTTTTATATTATTATATTATAGTATAATAAAATGAAAAAAACTATATTGAGTAGAAAAACAACAAAATATTTATTAATTGTTTTATTAATAGTATTAGTATTTGGTGTTTTATACTATTTTATGTCAAATTTAAATAATAAAACGGATACGACATTGGTAGATATGGAAATTACAGTTACAGATGAATACCCTGTCGCCCCCCCTCCTGACAATATTATAGAAGGGTTTAATTCTTCTAATATGGGATACAATCAAACTAAGATGATTGTAATTTATACAGCTTCTTGGTGTCCACATTGTAGATCATTTATGGGAATGCAAGATAAAGAATCTCCAATTGGTGAAGATAGTGAATTTTCAAAAACTAAAAACGAGTTAGGTGATTGTTTTGAACATGTTATGGATACTGATCCAAATTGTGGTAAAAGAATGCAAACACACGGTATTAATGGTTATCCAGGTATTGCATTTGTTGATAAAACTAGCGATGTAGGAGTTCCTTTAACCACTAACAGAACTGCTGAAGATATATGTGCTAAATTTAAAGCTTTATCTTCTTAAAAAAAAGTACATATCTTTAATTTTTTTATAAATTATAAATAATATTTTAATTTTAATAATTTTTACAGATATGTACTTTTTTATTATTATTTAAATATATAATAACTTATTTATTATATGTTGTATATTAGTTTTGATATTGGTGTTAAAAATTTAGCATTATGTATTTTAAATCAAGATAATAATTTGATTGAAATTATAGATTGGCGTGTTATTACTTTGGTAGAAAAAAAAAAAGATATTAATGGACTTAATAGTATATCTGAAATTCTGTTTTATGAACTAGATAATATTATGGGTTCTCTAGAAGAATTAAAATATGATAAAATTGATTATGTTTTAATTGAAAATCAACCTTCAAATTTAAATGGTATTATGAAAAGTATTCAGTTATTAATATTCAGTTATTTCTCTTTATTGAAACATTGGGATAAATTGAATATGAATGTTTTATTAATTAATGCAAGTTTAAAACTACAATATCATACATTTAAACCAGAATCTCTTATAAAAATTGATAATACCAGAACAAAAAAAGAACAAAAAAGGGATAAATATAGAAATAATAAAAATGATGGTATAGAAATAACTAAATATTATATTAAAAATAATGAAAATTTAAATACATATTTTACCAAATATAAAAAGAAAGACGATTTGGCAGATACATTATTACAGACGGTATCATATATTAAAAAAAACAATAATTTAATTATTGAAGAAGTTTCAATATCGCATATGAATTTGTTAGATGGATTGGATTAAATAAAAAAAAGTGATTATTATTTGTAATAATCATTTGTTATTTAATGCAAACTTTGAACAAAGGAACGGGGGCGGGAGGTTCGAACACTAATAAAAATGGATTACCTTATGAAAAATTAACAGATTTAGATGATAAAATAAAAACACTTCAACAAAACAAATATTTCAGTATAATAAATTTTAATAACACTAGCAAAAGTTTAGTTAAAACTAAACAATCTCACCTTTTTGAATGCATGAAAGATGAGATTGATAAAAATATTAATAAAGCACATGGTTGTAAAAATCCTGACGAATGTTATATTGATAAAGAATTTAAAAACATATTCATTATTGAAAAAAAATTTCAGCAATGTTCGGGTTCTGTATGTGAAAAAATACAAACACCTGATTTTAAATTATGGCAATACTCAAGGACTTTCCCAAATTATAATATTATATACATATATTGTTTATCAGATTGGTTCAAAATAAACTGTATTGCAGAATTAGAATATTTAGATTTTAAAGGTATCAAATATTTTTGGGGCAATAGCGAAACATACAAAGATGATATAATTAATTACATTGTTAATTATTAATAATTACCTCTTTAGTAGTAGAACCAGGATTCTTTGAATTTATTGCTCGTCTTGCTAGAATTTCATGACAATTATAATCTTTAAAAGAATTTGTTACTATATCTACTTTTGCATTACTCATAACAAACTTTATATTTTTTAATTTTTTAATTTCATTAAATAACAATTTATGTGTTTCTAAATTGAAACCATCTGCATTATATCCAACAAAAGATTTTGAGTTTTCTGGAGCATAAGGTGGGTCTAAATATACGAAATCACCCTCGTTAACATTTTTTATCGAGTCAGTAAAACTATTATGTTTAAATTCAACATCCTTTATTAAATCACTAATATAATCTAAATCTGTTTTAGATATTATTGTTGGTGTTTCTTTGTAATGTCCATATGGGACATTATATCCATTTGGACCTTCACGATACATACCTCTAAAACAAGTTTTATTAATAAACATGAATAGCGCCGAACATTCTATTGTATTTTTATCCATTTTATTATATTTATTTCTTATCCAATAATAATAACTTTCTTTAGAAGTTTGTGATTCTTCAATAGAAATAGGTTTTCTATTAATTATAGAGCCTGTAATACTATTATATTCATTGATATATAAATTAATAATTTTATATAATTCTTCTTTATTATTTTGAATATTTTTATATACATTGATAAGGTCACTATTAATATCGTATGCGTAAATTTTATTTTTAATTAGAATTTTATTTTGTTTTTGCAATGATAAAACAGATAATAAAACACTTCCACCACCTAAAAATAGTTCGTGATAATTATTCATTTCAGTTGGTATTTTTGAAATTATATCATTAATAATTTGTGTTTTGCCACCTACCCATTTCAAGAATGGTTTTTGTAATTTATTATCTGACATTCTCTGTATATCTATTAGAAACTACTTTATTTTAAATAATCAATTTTTAATTTTTATGTAAAAATGGAAACCACTGTTGTAAATATTAATAATGCAATAAAAAATATTAAATCTAAACTATATATAATTGGATTTTTTGTAACTAATTCATAATAAGTAAACCATGATGATAAAAACATCGATAATCTACCATAATTAATTTCGAGATTACTTAATAAATTTTGTTGTGTGTGTGTTAAATTATTATAAGTTTTTACAAGTATATTATCATTAGTAATCGTATTTGTTTTATTTGTAATATCTACCATAATAATTAAATGATTTAATTCAATTATAAAAATATAAAATATGCAAAATATATAAAAAATACAATGAATATTATTCATTCCTCCATTAAAAAAGGATGGTACTAATTCTTTATTGATTAATAGATTTTTAGAATATAAATTTAAAGCAAGAACTGGGTGTATAATTTCAGCAAAATATCTTCCAATAACAGCAAGTATAGCAATTCTACTATGTTTTAATTCAGCATCTTTTAAACAGAAATTATTATGTATAATATATCTTATTAATTTAGGAATTTTATTGTTTTTAAAAACAAATCGTTTATATATTTTTTTATTATTTAATTCAATTTTATTTTTAATATTTTTATATTTTACATTTTTTAATAAATCTAATTTGTTATCAAATATAAAACATTCACTCGATAAAATATATAAAACAAGTAATAATATTTTTTTATTCATTTATTTTAATATATACAAAATTTATTTCGATTTTTTTTATGCATTTTTTAAAGTAAATAAGATAGGACGATATGAAAATTATAATATAATATAATATAATATAATATAATATATTATATATAGAAGTGATATGTTATCATATATCATATAAGATTTTTCATTGGTGGCACAATAATAACACTAATACATTATTTTGGTAAAAGTAATAATACTAAAGTATTATCATTATTGCCATTTATACCAATATATTTTCTATTTGCATACTTTTATGTTTGTAAAAATGAGAAAAATAATATTAATAATTTTTTATTTAATTTATTGATATTTTTAAGTATTTATGCATTATTTGTAATTACAATATTATTTGTTTACAATTCTTTTGATAATTATATTATATCACCAATAATTGGATATTTAGTATGGTTTGTATTAGTATTTTCCATTAAAAACCATTTATTTTAGTTTTTTTGCGATAATCTTATATATATATTGCTTATTATATAATTATATCCTTTTTTTTGTCATTTAATATATATATGTTATATGATAAATAACTTGCGTAAGATAACCAAGCTATATAAGGGATCAATGCTAAAATTGCCCATATATATTTAGTATGGGAAAAATCTTTCTGCATTATAAACTGAATTAATGTCAATATTGCAAAAAATAAACTCAATATTATAATAATTAATCCATTTAATAATCCATTTTTACTAAAAAAAACTGGTGTATATGAAAAATTAAATATTAATGCCAATATCGGTATTATCCAATATTTACTATTTTTAAAAAACTGTCTTTTACCACATTTGGAATATCCAAATGGACTACAATCTATATCATACAGCGAATAACTATATATCATTCCGATGATTAGATATAAAATAGGCCACACTATACTAAATAAATAACCAGGTGGATAAAAATCGGGTTTAATCAAATTCCTATATTTATCTTCTTGCCATTTATTTCTATATATTGCTCCTATAGACATACCAACTACCAATGGTAAAAATAATACGCCATAATATATAATATTTACTATTATGTCAGTATTTTTATAACTTTTATGTTTATAACAAAAAACATCACTAATACAATCCATTTAATTCGTTTCTAATAAAGAAATATAATTATATTTAAATATATAAATTATTTTAGTATTTTTCTCAAATAAGTAATAGTATCATTATTAAATTTTTTAAATTTATTATTAATAATTTCATTTGTTATTTTTTCGAAAAACATGTCATTTAATTCATAATTATTATGCTTATTTATTTTTTTATATTTTTTATAATTCCATTTATGTATTAATTCTTTTTTAATATTTGAAATATCATCATGATACATATATTTATTAATTTTTTTATTTTGAATTAATTTATTAACATAATTTTTTAAATTATTATTAATATAATAATCATAATTTATATTTTTCCATAAATCAAGGAAATAAGTATAATCATATGTTTTACATAGTATAAAATTATTTAAATAATCAATAAATGTATTATTATTATCAATAATTAATAATTTATCTTCTATATTATTTTTATTTTGTAAGTTTTTTATAATTTTTGGTAATATTTTTTTAACTAATTTTTTATATTCATTATTACTATTTAAAACACAATCATCTCTTGTAAATATTGGTCTATTAAATTTAATTTGTAAATTTTTTTCAATATATTCTATTTCTTTATATGCCCATTTTTTTTCAGATGCAGTATATATATATATAAGAGATTTTGGATATAAATGTTTTATTTTTTTATAAAAATATAAAAAATTAGGTCTAATTAATTTAGAATTAATACCATAAGATTTTTGCAAATGATAATTATTAATTAATTTTATTTTGTTATTTTTTTGTATTAATTGTAAATTATACAAGTCTGCTTGAAAACAGCAATTACCAATAATTGTACCATCTAAATCAAGTATAATTATTAATTCTAATTCTGACATTTAAATCTCAACTTATTATAGATTTAGATAAAATGATAAATGGTTCAGATATTTATATACATTTAATAACTATCTTTTTAATATTTTTATTTATAATTTTATATTCTCTTAATATTTTGATATCAAATAAAGTAAGTATATATTATAAAATAATATCTATAATTATATTATTTATAATTATTAATTTACTTTTTAATTTGATAACAAAAAATATGCTTTATTACAAAAAATTTTATTGTAATTTAAAAAATGGAAAAAAAAAAAATTCTAAAAATGGTTATATAGTATTACCATATTATGATAGCAATTATGCATTATATAAAGATTAAAAATATATAAAGAATATATTATATATATATATGTGCTCTCATAGCTCAGTCGGTAGAGCGCAAGGCTTTTAACCTTGTGGTCGTGGGTTCGAGCCCCACTGAGAGTATTTATTTTTTTATAAATAATTATATTAATTTATTCTTCAGTTTTAAAAAAACATGGAAATATTTTTTGAAGACATGTTTTATATTTTTTTTTATGAAAAGTAAAATGAAATTCATCATTTTTATATTCTCCATTAATGATATACTTTTCTTTCATTATATTCGATAGATTAACGCTTATTTAATCTATATAAAATAAATTTTATATTATTTTAACAATTTTGCCTTTATAAAAATTTGTTAAATCATCTTTAAAATTAAATAATTTTTTAAATTCTAAAGATTTATATTCAATTTTTGAAACCAAGTATGTAATATTATCCATTTCACACATATATATACTGTAAATATTATCATTAATATTAATATATTCAGATTCTAAATTATTGTTAATATATTCTATTAATTTCATATCAGTTATTTGTGAAACATTTAAATTATGGTAATACATTTAATAATATTCTATAATAAATGTTTCATTTTTTATAGAATATTCGAATTTAATATAATTCCATTATTAATATTAATTGCATTTTTTAAATTTGTATCATCTATTATAATTTCTTTCAAAGGTTTATTATCAAATACAACTTTATTTAAAATATCACTAAAACATCTATAAACAATTAAGGATAATATATTTGTTGCCATATATCCACTTAAAGATGGTATATTGGGTACACAATAAATATATTTATTATTATAAATATTATAGGGCGATTCTATAGTTTTTGGTTTTGATTGACTTGTCATACCGCCTTGGTCAATTGATACGTCTACAAATATTGAATTATCGTGCATTAAATCTAATAATTCATTTGTAATAATTTTATTTGTTTTTTTTAGATCAACATAAATACTTCCAATTACAATATCTGCATTTTTCATAATTGTATTTAAATTTGTATCATTATATTCATAAATTTTTAAAGAATTATTAATTAATTTAATATTTTCTAATTTATTATAATTTAAATCAATTATATGTATATTATTAAAATTTAAATTGAATGCTTCATATAATGCTGCATGACCTACATTTCCAAGACCTATTATAACTAATTTTTTATTAAATATATTTTTATTATGAAAATCATATGATATATTAAGAGCATTTTTTCCAGCAAGAATTGACATTTCTTTTAAAATTGGATATTCATTATTTACTTTTACACTTTCGAGAGCAACACAACACGATTTATTTTTAATCATTATATCTTTTAATTTTTTATTTCCTGCAAAATGAAAAAATCCTATAATAGTTTGATATTCCTTTATTAATGAATATTCATATTCTTGAGGTTCTTTAACTTTAAAAATTATATCTGATTTTTCGTAAATTTCTTCTATCGTATCGCATAATGTTGCTCCTATTTTTTCATATTCTATATTTGAATAATTTGATAATAAACCCGAATTTTTTTGAATATTAACTTTAAAACCTAAATCCATTATTTTTTTAACTTCATTAGGATTAAAAATAACTCTTCTTTCATTATTTTTTAATTCTTTAGGTATACCAATTATTTTAAATGACATAAAATAATAATATTATATAATAATATTACTTTATATAAAAATAATTTATTTACATGTAATTTTTTCTTATTGTAGACATTTGATGTAATAAACTAATATTATAATTAATGTCTGTTATCTTTTCTTTTACTTTTTTATTACTTCTGCATTGTGACACATCAGTACAGCCACAATCTTTATAATTAAAATTTCTCATATGATAAATCCAATTGTAATCACTATTATTTTGTGATCGGTTAATTGGAGTTTTAAAAAATAATTTACATAGAGTAATCGACAAGTTTTTAGTATTTATTTTAATAAACATAATTTGTATACATTCCTATTAATAATACAATAGTTTTTTTTATATTATTTTGTTATATTTTTTTTTCCAACAATTTTATCAACTTTTTTATCTAATAAAATTCTATTTAAAATATAATCATTATATTTATTTACTGTTATATTTTTGGTTGGTTTATTTAATAATTTGCGAATAAGTGGAAATAAATTCAAATTATATGAATAAACTTCAAAAATATTAATTATAAAAAGTAGAATAAATAATTTATTCATTATTTAATTATTTAATTATAACTTTTAAATACTATTTTAAAAAATTATATAAGAATTATAATATATATTATATTGTGAAGAAATTCACGCCGCCCTTATAGCTCAGTTGGTTAGAGCGAACGACTGTTAATCGTTAGGTCACAGGTTCGATCCCTGTTGGGGGCGTTAAACTCTTTTTTATATTAATAATTATGGATATTATTTGGTAGTATTATGATGTGTGAACTTTTAATTATAATAAAATAAAAAAATGAATTTAATATTAGATATATTATTATAAATGGATTACAACCAATTTGTTAATTATTCAAATAATGATATATATTTATATAAATATATTGGAGATTTTGATAATAATGATATAGAATTATTTAATGACTGTTATAATAACTGGTATGAAATTTCTCAAGATACTTATAAATTATTAAGAGATAAAATAGCAAAAATAACAGATAATAACATTATGGTTAGTGGACATTTAATGTGTGATAGAATTTATTTTAAACATAATGAAAAAAATATACATAGTTATATTTTATTTATAAATAATATAATTGAATTATGGTATATTATTGGAAATATTAATGATATTTTTTATAATAGAAATTTTAGAAATTTAATTCGTTTATAAATATATAATTTAAATAACATTTGTTATATCTTCATGAAAAGAAATTGTTGAACTTGGTACAATTATAGTTTTTTTTGTTTCATAATAACTAATATATGATGCCATTAAACTAAAATGTGAATCGGAAACTATATTATGTTTAATCATTGTTAATAAAATAAACTCTATTTCCACAATATTTATGTCAAGAAAATATAATATTTTATTTTTATAATTAAATTTATTTTTATTTTTTTTACACCATTCTATATTATTTGAAAAAATTACAACATTTGATTTATCAGTTAAATCAAGTGCTTTATTATAATAAGGAATATTTACATCATAATTAACTTTAATATGTAAAGAAATTAAATCATCGTCTAAACATTCTTTCTTATTTAATTTTGTAAAATAAGATTTTATAGAATTGTAAATATCATAACTGGAATACATATAATTATCATTTGAATAAACCAAATGTCTTAAAAAATTTCTTGTAGAATTATCATTACTATTTAAGTAAATAAATGAATTATATAAACCATTTAAATATATATTGTTATTGTCATTTTTTTGAATTACGCAATTATTGTTTTCAAGTGTTTTAAATTCTATTTCATCATCAATTATATTTAATTTATTGTTAAAAAAAGATGTAAATAATTTTTTTCTAATATTATTATTATGTTGTTTAAATGCCAATTTTTTATCATTATTAATAGAATATGTATATGCAGATGCAATATTAAATAATATTTTACCCAATCCGCTAGGAATATTAGTAGAAACAACATGAGATTTATCATTATTATATTCAAAATTAAAGTAAGTAATTTGCATTACTTATAATTTAAATATATTAATACAATATAATTTTATATAATTTGCGTATTTTTATTTAAACATATAAAATTTATAATATATATATATTATGAGTTTTGGAAATAATTCAAGAGATGAAATTTTTAATTTAAATAGAGGAAATAATAATAATATTAAACATTATGGCAACAATTCTGGTGGTAATTTAAGAATGGGTGATGATGTAATGTTTAACAAAAAAAAGATAAGTGATGATATTATATCATCGTCTTCAGCCTCTAGTGCAAATTCTGTTTCATCTGTAAGCGATACTTCTTCAGATGGTAGTAATTCGGTAGCTTCTTCAAAAGGTAAAAAACAAAAGAAAAAAAATGTTATAAATGATGATTCTAGTGAGAGTGGAGAAAGTGCCAGTAGTAATGGTTCAGTAAGTGGTGATAGTAGTGTAAATTCTGGTAGTACGGGTTCTTCAGTTTCTAGAAATAGTGTTGTTAAAAATAAATCAAGTAGAAGTAGTATAACAAAAGAGAAAAAAGAAATAATATATCAAATAGACAGATTAGAACAAAGAGGTTACAAAATACCATTCAAATTTAATTTAAATTCAGATCTTGAAGAGATGCGTCTTGAATATAACAAAATTATTAAAGAAAAAGAACTTGACAATAGTGTTAGATTTTCTAGAAAAATGTTAATGGCGTTTGTTACAGCAGGAGAGTATTTAAATAATAGATATGACCCAATTTCAATACAATTAGAAGGTTGGTCTGATCAAGTACATGATAGTATAACTGAATATGATGATATTTTCGAAGAATTACATGAAAAGTATAAAAGTACTGGTAAAAAATTGCCACCAGAATTAAGATTATTAATAAGTTTATCAGGAAGTGCATTTATGTTTCATCTTACAAATAGAATGTTTAAAGAACAAAAACTTCCAGATGTTGAAAATGTTCTAAAATCTAATCCAGAATTAATGAAACAATTTCAGCAAGCAGCCGCAAAAGAATATATATTACCCCAAAATAATAGAAAAGAAGTAAATAATTTTTCAGGAAATAATAATAAAAATAATGGAGCTGGGATTTTAGGTATGGTAAGTGGATTATTTAATAATATTGGAAATGGTTCTATGAGAAGTAATTTAAATAACAATAATAGAGTAAATAGAAATGATGATGATAGTGATTCTATAAGTGAAATAGATTCTATTATTGATAATGTTCATAAAAATATAACAGTAAATAAAAATAGTAATAATATAGAAACATTATCAGTTAGTGATGATGAAATAACTTCAATTATTGAAGATGAAATAGATTTGCAAATTACAAAAGGTAAAAAAAATAAAAATCAACGAACATTAAATATTTAATTTTATTTTGAAAGAGATTTTACTCCAGTGGCAGTTTTTTTGACAATAGTTTTTACTTGTCCTGTAACTTTTGATATTTGTGCAGGTATATTTTTAACACCTTTCACGGGGTTTTTAAGATTACTTTCAATTTGTTTCGATGCTGTTTTAATGCTTTTGAAAAATATAGTTAAACCAGATAATATGAAAGGAAATACAAATAATGTTAATATCATTAGAACAATTAGTATCATTTCAATTGTAGAACCAGCAAATATTAATTCTCTTCTAATATCTTCAGAACATTCACATTTTTTAGTTATTAACATTCTTGTGTAAGTCATTGTCATATACAAATATACAGCAAATAAAATATAAAATATAAATATAACAAATAAATATACACTAGTTATTTCTTTTCCAAATATGTCAGCTAATAAAGTTCCTGGAGGAACAAACATTATAAATACTATAAATACTAATGCAAATATACTAAAAGATTTTATAAATGCTAAATGTTGATATTCATATGCACATTCGCAATTCCCTACCTTTTCTAATTTTTCAATATAAGTATATACTGACAATAATAGAATGAAAATAAACAAATTAATTACAAAATTAGCAATATATCCAGGTGTTAGTATAGATTGCATTATAAATATTATATCTAATTATACTTAGGAAAAAAAGTTTTTATAAATTAAATTTATCTAAAATAAATTTGGTTGATTTATCATATTTAGATATATCTATATTAAATTTATTTATATCTATTTTTTTTTTAATAATTAATAATAACTCTAAATAATAATTAATTATATAACTTTTAGCATTTTCTAAATTATCAATAATTGATATAATATTATTTGATATATTTTCCACAATATTTATAATATTATTATCTTTTATATCATTTATTATCATAATAAATGAATCAAACAAATTTAAATATTTTGTTTTATCCTTTTGAAAGTCACAAAAATCATCATAATTTTCATCAAGTAATATATTATTTTTTATATATTTTTCATTTATAATATATTTTATATTTTTTAAGGAATTATAAAATATATCTTTATTAATATTAATTATATCTTTTAAAAATTCAACATATATTTTATCATTATTTTTTCCTATATATATGTATATTATATCTAATAATTCTTCTATATTATCATAATTTTTAATAATATCTTTTATATTATTACCAATTGTATCTTTATTATTATTTGAAATTTTATTTAATAATGATATAAATGATTTTTTATCTTTATTTATATTAAATTTATTTGTCGTAAAAGTATATAATTTTTTATCATTATTGATTTGTTGTTCGAAATGATGATTTGTATTTGACTTATTTGTATTCCAATTAGATTTAAAAACATTTTTTTTCATTTTCTTTTTTTCCCATAAAAATTTAGAGTCATATTTTTCATTAAAGCAAGAAAATTTGGCAATTAAATAACTTTTTTTTTTATTTAAAGCATCTATATTAATATCATTATAATTATAATTTTTTACTTTTTTTTGAAAAATATCTAAATCTATTTTAATAATATCATTATCATCATTATTCATATCTTAAATTTAGTATTACTTATATTCTTAAACTATTTTATTTAAGAATATCTAATAATATATATATATATATATATATATTATTAGATATTTTATAAATAATAGTAAATATATGAATGATTTTTTAAAAGAGATTGATTTTTATTATGAAAATTACAATATATATAGAACTGTTGTAATAATATCCGAATTATTTGATATTAATTTATTTAAATCTTTTCTAGATGATAATAATAATTCATCATATATTATAAATAATAAAACCGATATTTCTTATATTGACGATAGAATTATATTAATTAAAAGCAATAATATAAATATTCAATCTATTTTAAATCAAACAAATGAATATAATTTATTGCTATTTTATAATATAGATTTTAATAAAATCAATTATATACAAAATTATTTTCTACTTAATTAATTAGTATAAATGACAAATAAAAATAATTATTTCGATACAACAACTATTATATTGCTTGGATTATTAGTATTGTTGTTAGTATTTTCAATACCTCTTTTTATGAATAATTCTAAAATAAATAATATCACAAGAGACTTAGATATTATTGAAACATTTTCAAATTGTAATAAACAACATTTTTCAAATAAGGAATCATTTATTAAATTAAAAAAAGATAACTTTGCAAATCCCATCAAGCCCAGTGTCCCTGCTAGAGTAATAAGTAAAAAGGTTAATGAAAAATTTACAACAGATGATACAAAATTAGAATTATATACAATGGCGGGTTGTGGTCATTGTGTTAATTTTAAAACTACATGGGGTAAAATTTCAACACATCCTGAATTAGGTAAATTTGCTGTTGAAATAGGTCCATCAAACCCTGAATATGAAAAATTATGTTCAAAACATAGTATTAGAGGATTTCCACATATACAAATAACAAAAAATGGTATGAAATTAACGGAATATAAAGGTCCAAGAACAGTAATTGATATATATAACTGGTTTAAAAATACAGTTATGTAATATTTCTGTTTTTTTTTAAATTATAATATATTAATGAATAATTGTTATAAAATAATAACTAGAAATAATACTAATGGTTTATTTGAAAATTCTATAGATGCTACATATATAATATATTTAGAAGGTAATCTTAAAAGACTAAAAAATATAGAAGAACAATTAGCTAATATAAAACCAACAAAAAAAATACATATATTAGTTAACAAAGGTTGGAAAAAATGTAATAAAAGTAAATATATAACAAACACAGCAAAAGATTTAGTAGATTGTAATATAACTTGTTTTAAACATGCAAAAAAACATAATTATGACAATATTTTGATTTTAGAAGATGACTTTATATTTGATAAAATAGATAAATACGATATTGATGCTATTAATTATTTTTTAAAAAATAATATAGAAAATAAGATATCATTTTATTTTGGTACATTACCATTTTTATTTATACCATATTCAAAATCTATATATAGAGGAATAATAAATATTTATACACATTCTGTTGTATTTACAAAAAAATTAAGAAATGATATTTTAAAATATAATTATGAAAAAATATTTTGTTGGGATACTTTTCAAAACTATAATAATAATAATAAATATTATTATTATAAACCTTTATGTTTTCAAGTAATTGAAGAAACTGAAAATTCAAAGAATTGGCCGGTATTTTTATTTATAAGAAAATTTTGGTTCAAATTAGTTTATTTATTAAATGCAAATATTGAACCAAAATTTTTTTTTGAATTTATATATTTATTATCATATATTATTACTATATCAGTTATATCTATATTATTATATATTCTTATAAAAATAATGTACTTGTTATTTATTTATTAAACAATTTTTTAATTAAATCTAATGTTGTTAGAGTTTTATCTTTTAATGTTGACTCTATATTTTCTGTATTTACTTTTAATTCTTCCCCTTTTTTAACATCAACGCATTTATTTTTAACTTCTTTAAGTTCGTTATTTAATGATTGAATACAACCTATTAAATAATAAATTAAATAAATTAATATCAAACATATTATAAAAAAAGTTAAATCCATTTTACTTTCTAACTATTAATTACATATATTATATTAATCTTAATTTAGCATCATTTATTGAAATACTTATGAAATTATAACATACTACAAAAATTTTAATCTTATATTCTGATAAAGATTTATCAATTTCCTTGAATTTAAAAAGTTTGTTTAATTTTAAATTAAAATTATAGTTCTCATCATCTAAATTAAATGTATTCAATTTTAATGAAATTTTATTATTCATATTAGTTGCATTAAAATGACCTGTTGAATCTGGTCCTTCGGGATTTTTTGCAAAACTATATACATATATATTTGGTATTATTGGTATTTTGGTGTGATTATTTAAACATGGAATATATGATAAATAAGAGGAATCTAATTCTTCAAATATTTTATGTTCATTAGCAACTTTATATGTTGCATTATTTAATATATCATATTCGCTATTAGTGTTATATGATCCTGTAAAATTAATATGATTATTAAAATTTCTAGAAGAGTCTTCTCTTCTTAATATCCAAATAATTTCTTTAATTGGTTTTGAAATAGTTCCTAAATCTATTGTTTGTATATTTGTATTAAGTAATAAACTTTTTTCAAGTATTTGTACATCATCAAATATATAATCTTTTCTACCTATCGATATAAGATAAGATAATTCATCTGTTCCTAATAAAAAACCTTGTTTTTGTATATATGCATTAATATTTATTACATTATTTTTTAATTCCTCTTTTAAAAAATCTTTTATTGTATAATTAGTATTATATAGTTCGTTATATAATGAAGGACTTATATCTTGTTCAAGTTCATTTGAATATAATGTATATAAATCTTCAGCATCTTTTAATGTAATACTTATTTTAATTGTTGTTCTATTAAAAAATGCAATAGGTAATGCTGTTTTTAATTCTTTACTAAACCAAAAATTTAATGGTATTATTAATTTTGTTTTTTTTATTGAAGGTATATTATTTTCCTGTGAAGAATTTGGATAAAAACGGAAATCTAATTTATTATTTTTAATAATTACTTTTTTGTTATTAAAAACGACTGGATTATTTAATTTAGAACTATTCCCAATTATATTATCAAATTTAGTTTTATCTATTGATAAATCATACCAAATATTTAACCAATCTGCTGTTAATTTTTGCATAGTTACATCTCCAATTTTTAATTCTACTTCTTTAATAATAGATAAACCTATATTTTTTATCCATTTAAACTTCAATGTTCTATCCGAATATATTTCAGGTAATTCACAACAAAAATAAGTATTTGTTAATAAATCTTCTGAATTATCATTTAAATTGTTTGATGTAAATATATTTGTTGCACTATTTTGAGAATATAAAATAGGCGCTGTTTGAAAATCAATTTTTTTAATTGTTTTTGCCATTTTATTTGTTTTCTCATAGTTTTTAAACAATTCATCATAATCATCTTTCTTTGCTAAAAATTCGTCAGTATTAGAATCATTAATTAATTGAACTAAACCACCACTATTACTCATTAAATACTAACTTATATGAATATTTTTAATTAATTTTATATATTATTAATATGGTTTTACACTATTATGAGATGTTCCAGAAGTAACATTTGCTATTGGATAATAAGTAATACCTGGTTTTTCTGCTAATTTAAACGGTCCTTTACTAAAACCAGATTTAAATAATGATTTAATTTGATTTTCATTTACCGCATAATTAAAATAAGTTAAATCGGACATTTGTAAAGGACTTAATTCACTATTTTGGAATATTTTATCCTCTAGTATATTATTGTCATCTGTTAATAAATTACCAGGATTTAAATATAATGGAGCTTTATTATGTTTCATTGCCGCAGAACCTGGTGATTTATCAGATGCTCCATTAAATGGTGCTTCAACTACTCTATCTAACATATTAATACCATTTAAATAAATTTTACATGATGTTTTGAATTTATTAAGAACATCGTTTTCAGGTGTTATTTCTTTTATTACTACGGTAAACATAAACCATTTATTATCGTATTCTGATGATGTCATGTTATATACACCTAATAAACCACCATTTCTATCATCCCATTTACCAGTATCGCATTTTATTAATGTAGTACCATCAGATCTATAAGCATCTGGATTTGTTAATGTATTATATTCTACTATAATTGAAGTACCGTCATTTTTCATTCTTATTAAAGGATTTTTAACAAGAATATATTTACCATTTTTTTCCAATAAACAATTTTGACCACCTGTTCCATTATTTGCATATGGTACTTGTAACATACTTCCTCTCATAAATAATATAATATCTTCACTATGGGGATTTGATTCTAATAATGCTTTTCTATTGATGTTTAACCAAAAATTATATGTATATTCAGCACCACCTGCTTGATTTATAGATGGTGCTAAATCTCTAAATGTATTAGAATTTGCTAAAAAAGTATTATATTCGGTATTATGATACAAAGAATAATCATAAATTCCATTAAATATAGGAATTTTCTTTTTAATACTTCTTGAATTTTTTATTATATTTAATCTTTCATAATTATATATCATGAATGCTATTAATAAAAGTATTAATACAACAAATATACCCAATATCGCCTGAATTATTAGTGATATCATACTTTTTATAATTACTCTACTAATATAATATGATTTTTTTAAACTTTATAATAATATAAAAATAATTATCCTTAAATTTAATGTATTTTATAAATTGGATTTCTAACACCATATGCACCTAAACCTAATTTGGCCATAAAATTATCTATTGGTCCTTCATTATAATTATTATGTATATCTCTATCATTTAAATCATAATTAAACATTGTAAATTTACATAATAATCCAGCAAATCCAGGTGTAGTATCAGGATTATGTTCTCCACCAACTATTAAATTGTCATTTTTATCTAAATCTAGATTTGTAATATCATATTTATGTACACCATCTAAATCTTCTCCTAGACCTCTCATTGTTTCACCTTGTCCAGCAATTCCTACTAAATCACCATCAACATATGTTGCTATGCTACCACCTGTACTTGTTCCATAATCATTTATTACTATACCAATATGAACCCATCTTTGTATAGGGACATATTCAATACACACACCTTGTTTCATATAGTCTTTGAATTTTGAAGTATACGGACCTAAAACACCTTCAGCACCTGATTCGAAAAATCCTTCGATGGATGCTCCACCACCATTTTCTCCCCATTCTACAGAATCTTGATATTGGTCTTTATTATAAAAATCTTGTTTTTTAGAAAATCTTATGAACAATTTATTTTTTTGTTTATCTAAAAATATTTGAGGAGATCTATCTTTTAATTGTGTTTCATTACCAATATATAATACATTTTTAAAATATTGATGCGCCATATCTTTAATATATATCCAAAATGTATATGTTCTTTTTAATCCATTTCCAGATGGTAATTTATAATCTAAACTTAATTTATTAAGTTTATTACATAATACAGGTATTTTTGTTCCACTTACAACTAATTTTGATTGATTAAACACTGTTTTTGTTACAAAACTATACATTAACCATGCTACAATACCAGCAAATATTATTACAATAATTAAACCAATTATTGTTTCAGGTTTATTTCCCATATTTTGCACACTATTTTTAATTGTATTTGTAACAGTTGAAGCGGTATTTCTTACAGCATTTGTAGCTGTATTTGTAATAGCAGCAGATGCTTTTCCGGGACTATTAAATAATGAATTTGCTCGACCTTTAGGTATATCCATCTATAATTATACTTATCTATTTTAAGAATACAAATTTATATTAATACAATTAATATGATAACTTCCTATTTGATAATAATGACTATTAAAATTGAATCCTTTTTTAGTATTTTTTTTCTGTAATGATAAATAACTTAATAATTTAGTAAAGTTATTATCAGTCTTTATTTTTTTATTTTTAATTTCTATGTTCGATAAAATAAAAATTTGATAACTAATTATATTAATTGCTTGTTCAATTAAGTTTCTATTTATTAATAAATCAAATAAACAAAAATCATTAATAAAATTTTTATAATATAAATTTTTTATTTTTAATTCACTTTTTCTATTTTTTAAAATATTTATCAAATTTTCATGAAATCTCAATGATATTAACCATGTATCTGCAGATATTAATCTAATTATATTATCGATTTTTATATTATTTTTATAAATATATTCGTTATCAATTATTCTATCTACTTCTTTATTACTTTCATCTTCTATCATAATTATTCCATTTGCTATATTTCCATCTATTTTATTTATTATTTTCTCTAATTTTTTTTCATTAATTTTTTTATTGTTTTTTAGTATCTTTTTAATTTCTATTTTATTTAATTTTTCACATTCAAATATTTTACATTTTTTTTTTATATTTCCAATTTTTTTTAATATTTCCGTATTACAAATACATACTATACATATATTCTTATTTTTTTTACTATTTAATATATTATACAATGTTGAATTTATTGTTCTATCTATTGATATTAATATATCATAATCATCTATTAAAATTATTTTTCTATTGTCATTATTAACATTATTAAATATATCCACTACATTCTTTTTAGTTGTAGTTTTTTTTTGTAATAAATCTTCGAAATCATAGCTATTATTTATATTACTTGGTGTAAAATGTATTATATTCAATTTCAATTCATCACATATTTTATTTATTTTATATGTTTTACCTATCCCGCTTTTTCCATGTATTATTATACAACTATCAAAAGATATATTATTTTTATTTTTATTCTTTTCTAATAATTCTTCTATCAATTCTTTCATTTATATTATTTATTTACTATTCTCTTAAATTGCTATATCTATTATCATATATATTATAAATGATATTATTATTAGTATTGGTAGTATTATTTCTATACTTATTATATTATTTTTTTCATAATTATAATGTTTTATATCACCGTTATTATCGAATAGTAAAAATGGTTTAATAGTAAATAATAATAATAACAAAGTTATATATATCATTACTATTATATATTTTCTTGAATACATATTTCTATTATAAATATAATATTATATTAAGAAGAAATATGAAAGCTATTAAACCTATATTAATATTATCAATTATTATTATAACATTTATTATTAGTTCTAAATATTTTGTAGAAAATTTTATAATATATCACGAGAATGATACTGATAAAAATAAATCTTATTATTTAACATTATATGATAAAAAATATAAACCCAAATATTATATAAATTCGATACCTAAAAGTGATAATGAATTTAAAAATAAACTAAATAAAATATTTAATATTAATAATAATATTAAAACATTAATTAATATTTCAGAAAATATTAAATGGAGTAATTGGATAACTGCTAATTATTTACATTATAATATTTACAATAAATTTTATAAATATTTTGCTAATATTATTGCTTTTTATAATATTAAAATAATTCATAGTATACTTAAAAATATTAAAATTAATTATAATAATAAAAATAATTTACTATTAAATATTGACTTATTATTACATGATAATACAATTAATGCAAAACATGTAAATATATTAGTTTATTATAATAATGATAAATTTTTTATTATATATATTAATGTTATCGGTGTTATTACCGAATTTGATATTAAAAATAATACATATTTAAAAGATATTAATATTGAAAACTCTTTTAATAATATATCAAATATAACTAATAATACTAAAAATTACAATATTAACAATTTTCGTAATTATGACAATAAAGAAACTATTACCGACGAATATGTCGATACTTTTATTAAACAATATTTATTAAATAATATAGATAGCAATATTTATAATGTTAATGATTTAATTGATATTAAAAAAAATATAAAATATAAAGAAAATGAAAAATTAGTTAAAAATCATTTTATGAATAAATTATTTAAAGAAACCATTATAACTCCATATAATTATTAAAATGGTACTACCATTGTCCTTCTTTTTAATTCATTTACATTTGCGCCCTTAAGATTTTGCGAACAATTTGTATTTGTTTCAATACTATTACTATTAATTCTTACACGAACTGGCAATACATATCTTTCTGTATTTGGTAGATATTTAAATTCAGATTTCTTTGATGAAGTTGTTGCAGCATTACCATATCCAAATCTACCTGATACACTATCTAGTTGTGAATCTCCGCCACGAAGACCACCGCCTCTTGTTGGACCGGCACTTCTTGTAATACCACGAGTTACGCCTCTATAATTATCACTTTCATATATTTCTTTTTCTTTATACATTAACATAAATGTAATATAAAGTATTCCCGTTTTTTCTGTTGTTTCTTCCAGCCCTAATTCTTTTTCTTCTGCAGTTACTTTATAACCTACATCACACGCTTTTTTTGTTTGCCATTGATATTGAGAATTTGGATTTTGATCAAATTTATAACTAGTATAAGTATCGCTTGGTAATGACCACATTGTTCCATCTCTTTCAATATTATGCGGGATAATTGAATTTTCACTATAATATTCTGGTTCTTGATTATCAACTGCAAAACCAATTGCATGATCATATTTTGAAGACCCTTTAATATTAATATTTGAAATATCAATTACTAGAGGACTATCATCACACAAGATTCTGTATCCTTTATTATCATTATCCTCATATACTTCAATATTATATTGTTCAGAATAATTCGTTCTTTCTTTAGCATTTTCAATTACATAACTATCCTTTCCTTTACCAAATTTTAGTTTAAAATTAACATTATTATTGTTAGTTTCGTAGTTAATATCGATTTGATTTACTGTTTCCTTGAACATAATTGATAATTATATATATATAATAAAATCATTTTTTTTTTATTAATACTAAAACTAAAATCTTTTTTTAAATAGTTTATATAAAAAAAAATGATTAAAAATATTTATTTATGCCTAACATGACTAACGAACTTAATACCGCTTTTAAAATTCACCAAGAAATTTATGATACTAGAAAAATAATTCAAAACAAAAAAACAGAATGTACTAAACTAAAAGAGTATATTAGTTCCTTTAATGATGATTGTAATTATACGAATAAACATATTAATGAAACTAATCTATCTATCAAAAGTCTTGATAATTTTCTATATTATGAGTCATCAAACCCAAGTTATTTTACTACATTGTCTATTAAAAAAGAATATACTGATGAACTACAAACATTAAATGAAGATATGACATATGCAAAAAATAGAATTGTGTATTATGAAAATGAATTAAAACGAAAAGATATTGAATTTATGGCATATATTACATATATTGATAATTTATATAAAATGATTCCTCGTATTAATAGGTGGAGTAATGTTCTAAATATGAGCGAATATGAAAAAGATATTGAAACATATCACAATAATAATAATTTTCTAATGCAATTATCTCATATTAATAATCCTCGTCCGGAAAAAAGACAAAGATATTAGATATTGGATATTATATATTATATTTTTTTATAAAAAATGATTTATTAATATATGCTTTAATTTTTCAAAATGGAAAACAAAATCCTAAATCCTAAAACAAATAGATATGTTTTAAAAATAGGTAAATTGGTAAGGAATTACTAAAAAAATAGATAAAAAATATTATTATATTAAATCATGATATCTTATATTATATAACAAGTTATATTGAATTTAACTTATTTGTAATAAGTAATATTATTAAAGTATCAAAACTATATAGAAATTTTTATTTAAAATATAAAAAAGAATTATCAATATATAGTACATTTATTAATAATAATTATATAAATATTTTTATAGATCGTATAATAGTTAGAAACAAGTTATATTTAAAAAGACAAAAATTTATAAGAAATCTTTTATTAGAAGATAAATGTAAATTATCATTTAAATCTCAAAATTCAAATAATTATACTATAATATTATATGATATATATGAACTAATGTTATTAGCAATAGAATTAAAATTTGGAACAATTTTAAAAAAAATAGAAGAAATAACATACTATTATAAAGAACAAAAATTACCTAAAGAAGTTTTACATGACTATGTATCATATATATGTAATATATCAAAGTATTTTACATATTATGAAATAAAATCACGATCTTATATTGAATTACATAAATTACATTATACAATAAAATTAGTAAAAATATGTTTATTTTCACTATTAAATAGAATAATAGACGAAAATAATTATTCAAAAAATTTAAATACAGTACTTAAAAGAAAACAAAATGAATTAATTATTTATTTAATACATGAAAAAACATTTATATCCTAGAAATTTTTGTAATAAATTAATAAAAATAAATAATTATTAGTTATTATTTATAAAATATTTAAAACTATTTATTATTACTATATATGATAAGAAATATGCTAAATTATGATTATACTCAACATATTAAACAATTAGATTATAATTGTATTAGAGGATTTCAATATGAAAAATATGTTTTGAATAAATTACAAGAATATTATGATATTAAAGAAATATATTTGTGGAAAAATGTTCCTGATTATTTATTAATTGATAGTGGTATTATTATGAATAGTGATTTAATTCATATTAAAGAAAAATATAAAACAAATAAAAATTTGCGCAATTATAATGTATTATTAGATACAGGTATTGATATTATATGCAAATTACATAATAATGATATAATATTAGTTCAATGTAAAGCATATAACTCTATAATTTCTCAAAAACATTTATCAGGATTTTTTAGAACATTATTAGATTGTTATGTTATCAATCAAAAAAAAAATAATAATTATGATATAACTGGATTAATTGTACATACTAGTGAAATATCACAATTAATTAAAGATAGTTATTCTTATAAAACAAATTTAGTTAATGAATTATATATACCATTTATGTGCAAAAATAATAAAAATAAATTGATTAGATATAAAAAAATTAGTGTAATTTTTATGATTAATTTTAATTGTATTGTAATTTATATGTTATATATTTTACACCTATATATTAGCAAATTATGATTTTTTTATATATTTATTATTGTAATGAATAATAAACTTTTAAATGAATGTGGTTTACCAACTACTTATAATAATGTAAGTCATTGTTTCAATGATTCAACACATCAAACTTGTTGTTTATTAGGTCCAGAAGCAAGAAAATATGCTGATAATAGCGGGAATCCTATTGGTTCTGCTGCAAAAAAAGCATTTTATCATAAATATGGAAGACACGCAACCGATGAAGATTTAACACCATGGTGTACATGTTTTGGTTCTTTAGTATGTAGTCATTATGCTAATATGTTTAATGATGGTACAAAAATAAAATTTATAAATAATCCAAATATAGAAAACGAAGTAATATATAATGTTAATTCAAAAGAATGCGAAGAATATATTCGTAATAAATTAAATATAAAAAGTCATAATACACCAGGAATAAAACCAGGATATGAAAATGAAAAAAAATGTAATTTTAGTTTATATGAAAATATAAAAAAAATTTAAAAAAAAAATACAGAGTGCTGTGTTGTTTTATGATATTTTCATATCAAAATATAATTAGAGATTGCTGTAAGCACTCTAATTATATTATTAAATATAAATAATCATTTTTTTATATTCAATAATATTTTTTTTAATATTCATTTTTGCTATTATATTTTTTAATGTTTTTAACATTATTTTTAATTTTTTCAATTTTTATTAGAATTTTATCAATTTCGATTTCAATATTTTCATGTTCATCTTCATGTTCTTTACAATATAAATCTTCTTTATCATTACAAATTTCAATTTCTTTATCAATTATATCACTTATAATATTGTTTTTAAATCTATTAGGTACATATCCTTCAGGTGGTTCCCATTTTACTTTTTTATTTTTATGAGGAATATATCCTTCTGGAGGTTCCCATTTATTTTTATTATAAATAGATGCTCTTAATAATGTTAATGAATTTGTTAACACTATTTTGTTATCAAAATATGATTTTTTTGGTACAAAACACGAATTAATGTTTGGCACAAAACAATTAATTTCAATTAGTAATTGAGTAAATACAAATGTTATTAAATAATAATTCATTAATATATAGTATTATACTAGTCTTTAAATCTTTTTAAATTTTTTATTTAATAGAATTACATAATATTTTGTATTTTTAAGTTCTTTGATTAAATTTAAATTTTTTTTAGCATTGTCTAAATTATTCATATTATTTTTATGTGATATTTTTCTATTGTATAAATAATTATACAAATTATAGTCTAAACAATCATCAATATTATTCATATAATTTATTTTTTTTTGAAATAATAATTTATTTTTTGTTCGTTTAAATAAATTATTATCAATATTAAATGTTTTTAAAATTTTATCGAATATTTTAAAAAATATATTTAATTTATTTTCTTGACAATAACTTTGAATATGTAATAGTGTTTTTTTACTATCGTTATTACAATTGTTTAAATAATAAGTAATTGAATATATTATTTTTTTATTATTTCTTAATTTTTCATAAAAAGGTCCTATATCAAAATCAAATAGATAATTTAATATTATTATTAATTCCCAATATTTTTTTGTATATTTTTGAATATCAAATGGTATTATTATATTAATTTCGGTTGATTTTATATCTTTATGAATTTTATAAATTTTATTATTTTTTAATATTTTAGTATTAAAATTTATAGGATATATATTTTTTTCTATTTTTATTTCTTTACTAAAATGTTTTATAATTAATTTTTTATTTTTTTTATATATTTTTTATTACAATTTATACCCAATATAATATTTTTTGAAAGTACATTTTTCAACATCATTTATTCCATTGTTTATATCAACATTATTTCTTTGATATATATATTTATTAATAGCATTTACAATATGATAATCTTCGTATTGTTTTAATTCTTGTATAACATGTTTTTTTGATAAATCTTAATTTTTTTTTGTTATACATAAATTAAAAATAGTTCTACTTAATAACTTTATAAAAAAAATCTATATCTTTTTGATAACATTTTATGAATATACACATTATTTCATCCTGTGTATTTGCATTTGTCGTGTATATTTTTTTACTTAATAATTTTTTAACTTTTTTAACAGTACATTGTTTTTTATTAAAATAATATGCTAATAAATGTTCTAATAAATGGGTTAAATTATTTATTCCGCTATATTCATTATAGAAACCGCATTGAAATACAAATTTAATAGAAACATTTTTTTTTTATTGGAATTATAACATATTTTATGTTATTACTTAAAATATTATTTTCCATATCTTTTTTAATAGGATATTAAAAAGTACATGTTTGTTAAAATTTTAAAAAATTAATAATATTTTAAAAATTTTAAAAATTTAACGAATATGTACTTTTTTTAGTGTCTTTATAATTTGATATTTTTAACTATTTACTATTTTTTTAATTTCTTATTACTTAATTTGTATTGAAAAACCTCGATATTAAAAAAAAATGACACCTTTTTATGTTTATTACCAGCATCATACAGCAATGGCGATTACTCGGTCAATGACAACTGTCCAGAACAACAATTCGGCAGCTAGTAAGAAGATCATCGACGAGATCAGTGCTCTTTCGCCAAAAGGTATAGCATATATTCTTTGTGAAATTGGTAAAATGATTCGCGAAAAAAAAGAAAAGGCTGCTCAAGAGAACAAGAAGGATTAATTTCTTCTAACTCGTGTGGAAGTTTGTTCTGTGGAAGGTGTAGAATCCAAACATAACACTAAAACAAAAAATAAAAAAAAGGTTACAGCCTTTTTTTTAATTAAAGATAAAGATATATAAAAAAAATAAAGATATTATTTATAATGACTACCTATAAAACTTGTATTTTTACAAATGATAATAATATTAATATTAAATTAATTGATCACCCTGCAACAAGTACTTTCATAACTCGTCCCAATAACGAATCTATATTTAGAAAAATTACAACATATCTTATAAATAACAAATTTATTCATGGAAACATTATTGATTCTGGTGCGTGGATTGGAGATAATAGTATTCCATGGGCAATGAATTGTCCATCATATATTATATATGCAATTGATCCTTCGCCTAATAATATTAATTTTATAAAAGAAATGATAAAAGTAAATAATATTCAAAATCTCAAAACTATACAAAAAGCTCTTAATAATAAAAACGAAATACTTGGTACAAATGATAATATTGATCATTGTAGTTTTAAAAATGGGGGAAGAACAAAAATAGAATCAAATAGTTTAGATTATTTATATCAAGAAAATGAAATTGATAATATATCCTATATACACTTGGATGTAGAAGGATTAGAATTTAATGTAATTAAAGGTTCTGAAAAAATAATTGAGAAGTTTAAACCAATTATTACATTTGAACAACATACTGAAATTGATAATTATATTGAGTTATCACAATATTTAAATAAATATGAATATGATATTTATTTAATTGATGAAATATCCGGATGTAGAACAGATTGTCGTAATTTCCTTGCATTTCCTAAAAATATTGAAATTGATATAGAAAAAATAAATAATTATATTAATAAAAAAGTATTATCAAAAATTATTTAGATATTTATTTTTAATCATCATAAATATGCCCATATTCGTCATTATCTAAATCGTCAATATTTTGATCATCATTATTACCATTCATGACATAATCATTTTCACCATCATATTCATTTTGTTCTTCATTTAAATCAATATTAACATCGTCTATTGCACTTTCAATTTTAATACCTATTTTTGATAATTCATTGAAAACTTTTCTTTGTTCTTCGTTTAATTTATCATATAATTCTAACCTTTTATTTTTAAACTCTTCTCTCATTTTATTAATAAAATCTTGATTTTCTTCAAAAGTAGGCATCATAGATTGTTGTAAAGATTTACTTATTTTATCATGTATTTGTTTTGCTATTTTTTTATATTTAAGAGAATTATCTATATCTTCATTAAAAATTAATTGAAGTTTATCACCTAATACTTGTTCAGTATTAAATGGTAATGATAATATTTTAACAGATATATAACATTTTGCACGAATTATATCAGTTATATTATCAATATCATAAATTTCATCTAATTCTTTATATTTACTAATCATATAATTGCAATATTCAATAGATTTATATAAAATACTATCTTTTTCTTCGTCTTCATAATAACTTTTTGATAATATTCTAATAACAATATTATTAATTTGTTTAAAATTAATTTTTGTTATATGTTCAGTTAAGTATTTTGTTAAATTTGATTTATTATTTCCAATTGTTTCTAAATAATTTTTTAAATTAATTTTAATCATTTTAATATATTCACCACTTCCATTTGATATTATGTTTTCATATTTTTCAGTTATAAACAAATTTCCATTTTTTTGTTTTTTTAACCAACCATCGTAATTATTTTGTTCAATTTTTTCATATATATTATGTTTTAAATTATATAAATCCAATTCAATATCATCTATTTGTTCATCAATCGATTCCATTTTTTTTACCGGTAAATAATAATAATTTTTTTTTATTGTTTGCTTATTTTTTGAAAAATATGTTTTTGCAGCAATTAAATCCTTTCTTTTATCTTTTAAATCATTATAACTAATAAAATCTTTATTTAATTGTTGTAAACAACAACCTAATAAATATTTATGTATTCTATTATAATTTATACCTGGCATATAGATAAGAGCTTTTACATAGTTTTCCAACATTTTGTTTTTCATTTCATATGTTTTTGTTGTTTTAAATTTATTTAAATTATCAACTAGTTCTAATTGATATTTTTTACCTTTATTTTTATTAATTGTATTTAATTTTGCATTTTCACTTTCTTTAATTAAATTTATTAAGATATCATTATATTTATTATCAATTAAATCTGATATTATTTTAATTATTTTTAAATCAATATTATATATTTCATATTCTTCATTATCTTCAAAAACACTATTTATAATATCGCATAAATATATTGTTACCCCAACTTTTTTGCTTTTATTTATAGGAAATCCAAAATCATCCCATAAATGAATATAATTATAATTATAATTATGTATATGAATATTGTTAATTATATCACTTTGTATTTCTAAAATCCATATTGCGATAGAATTCATAAATACATTTATAACTGTATTTAAATAATCTAAATTAATATTTAGAATTATATCTAATATTTTATCAGTTAATATAAAATCACTTGATATTATTTGTTTTATTACTTCTGTATTTTTTATTATTTTTGTATAATTTATTTTACTTATATCTTCAATTATTTTATCAGATATTGTATCATCGACTTCATTTATTTTTTTCTTTATTTCGTGATATTTTGTTGGCAAATAACTAAATTCACTATATAATTTATTTATAATACTTTCATAATTTAATGTTAATTTTGAACTTTCTTCAACTTTACTTAATAAAGGTAATACGAATTTAATACATTCTTTAAAACCTAATGCATATATGTATTTATCTATTTCTATATATTTATCAAAAATATTTTGATTATATTCATAAAAATTTAATTCTAAATCTTTTATATTATCAATATCATCTTTATTATCATGATCATAATAATCTTCATTTACATTTTTAACATAATTATAATCTTTAATATTATTACCTACTTTGATTTCAGTTAATTCTTTTGAAATATTAATAAATTTCAATACATTACCATAGTACATTGGGTTATCAATATTGATTTTGTCGAATTTATTTTTTTCAATATTAAATAGTTCTTCTATTTTATCCAAATCATTATTGCTATAATTTTTTATATTCTCTATTGCATTTGTAATTCTTTGTGATTCTACTATATTTCTTAAATTTTCTATAATAATATCAATATCTACATCTTTATTATGAATAGCATTTATAATATCATAAATATTATTATATAATAATTCTGGTTCATCTAAACTTACTTTATAATCTTCCAATTTAGAAATAATTGAAAAATGTTCATTATTCATATCATCATTAAATTTTAGCAACTTAAATATATTTATTAATTTATTATAAAAATTTGTTTTATTATTCACAAAATCAATACTTTTTATTCTTACAGTTTTAAATTTATAATCGTCTTTTTTTATATTAGTTACCTTATCTAAAAATTTTTTTACTAACTCAGCGTCTTTTATATCTATATTATCATATTTATAATCATATTTATTTAAAATATTTGTTAGCGATTCGTAATCTATTATTTCATTATTATTTATAGTTTCTATATCTAAATCATCTAATATTTCTTCAATAGTTGGTTTACATTTTTTAAAATCTGTTAAAATATCTGTTGTAGTTTCTACCTTTTTAAATATTTTTCTATTATTTAAATGTCCTAATATTTTATCACTCAAATTATCGGTATGCATTGATTTTGGTGTTTCATAATATATATCATTAATTGGTATATTTGTATTATTATAAGGATTTAAAATATAATCCGCTGTATCATTATTAATTCTTATTTTTGTTTTATAATATGGTTTAAATCGTACATTTTTAGATTGTTCTAAATATTCTATTGCAAAAAATAGTTTATTTTTTTCTTCTTCCGCTAATTTAATATCGGTAATTCTATTTATTCTTTTAAAACTATTTATAAATTCTAATAATCCAACATGACCTAATTCTTCATCTTCATAATAAGTTTTTTTTATTGCTTGTGATATTAATACATAGTTTGTTGTATCTATTTCTTTTTTATCTGTAAGGTTATAAAACAGATCTAAAAATTTATTTGATTTATTTGCATTTTTAAAAATTTCATATAATTCACTATATATTTCTTTAGATGTTAATGATATAAAATCTGGATTAATTTCAATTAATTCCTCAAATGTTAATAATTCATAATATTCAATATCTGGTAATTCTTCATCTAGATATATTACTTCTTCTTTATCTATTTGTTCGATTTCTTCCATATCTTAATTAAATAAATGAAAAAAAATAAGATTAAATATTGTTTAACTAGATTTACTTTTTCTCTACAAAAATATTCCATTCAGTTTTAATATCTTGTAATTTATCTATGATTAATAAACAATTTGTTTGTAAAAAATCTCTATAAATACTTTCATCAGTTTGATTTTCTAATGTAATTTGAATTTCAAGTAAATTTTTTAAAGGATGTGGACAAATATATCCACAATATTTACAACTAATATTTTCCATTATTGTATCATTATTTCTTACATATTTATCATGAATAAATGACTGAATTACATTACCTAATGTATCGTCTTCATTATCTATAATGAATTTATATGTATTTTCTAATACTTTTAATAATTTAACTTCTTCGGTTGATTTAATATTTGTTATTAAATTATTTATTTTATTGATTAAAATTTCAATAGCTTTATTTATTAAATATTTTGGCGTAATATATTTATTAATTGGTTCTATTTCAAATTGAAATGCACACGGATCTCCATACTTATTTACATAGTATTGTCTTTCTTTATCTAGAATTGACATTTCTTTTGTAATCTTGCTCTTATCTACAATATATGAAAATGTAGATAAAGAAACTGGGTTAAATGATGCATTATATTTGCTATTTCTTTTAACAACACTCGCTTTGAAGTGTAAATATTCATTTTCTCTTAATCTTGTAATTAAAATATGATCATTTGATATCATATTTGGATAAAATATTTCTCTTAATTCTTTTTTATCAATTTCTTTATCATTTCGTTTAACAATTATATCTTCTGTTGTAACATTTTTAAATATATTAGTTGTATTATTTACATTTAATTCTAAAGTAATTGAATTATCTACATAATTATCTACTTCACCTTCTTTTAAACAAATCGGTATTAAACCAATACGATGTATTAAAAATTCATTATGTAATGGACCATTACTTGAAATAATTTCAATTGTTGGTTCATTTTCACCGATCATTCCAGGAATTTCAATTTCTGATAAAATAATTCTTCTAATAGAATTAACTATCGCCAAATCAATGTCATAAATTTCAAAAGTATATCTATTTGTAGGATTTTTAGGATCAAATATATAGTTTTTAAACATTGTTATCTAATTTTATTTAATAATTTAAATAAATAAATCATTTTTTTATATAATATTATTATTTAAAAAATGATTTTTTATTATTAATATTATTATTAATATGAAAAATAATACTGAAATAGTTATTACAAAATTTAATACTAATATTGATGTTTCTAAAAAATATAATGTAACACAATTAATTAATTTATTATCAATAATATATGAAAATAATACTAAAAAAATTAAACTAATTCATGAAATACCACTATTATTGAGAGAAAATGATATAAAAAAAAAATGATATTATTATTAACATTATTGAATAATATAATTCAATGTTCTCATTCTTATTATCGTATTTTTTTGGAAACAAAAATAGTATTGACTATATAACCATTAATGGTTTTGATAATTATTTTATTTATTCAAAAACTGACAATAATGCAATTGCTTTAGAAACTACAAATAATATATTTTTAGATTTATTTACAAATATTATTAGAGATTATGAATATCAAGAATTGGATAATTTATTATATAAATGTATGCAAAAAGATCCATATAAAACAATCGCTATTATTTTTAATGCAAGAGATAGAATTGATGGAAAAAAAGAAAAAAAAATAAGTAATGATGCATATTTTTGGTTAAAATTAAATCAATATGAAAAAACTTATGAATGTAATATTAAAAATTATATTAACAAATATGGTTCTTGGAAAGATGTATTATATTTTATGAGTAAAATTTTTAAAAATAGAACTTATAATGATATATTTGAAAGTAAATTATTTGCAGAAAAATTAATTGAAGACAAAATAAATTATGATAATAATGAATCGGTATCACTTTGTGCAAAATGGTGTCCTAGTGAAAAAAGTAAATATCAAAAAAAATATAATATCTATAATAAAATTATGTATAATATTTTAGATTTAACAGATAAGGCAGATATTAAAAATAAGAATGAATATTTTAGAAAAAATTATTTAACACCTCTTAGAAATAAAATTGATATAGTTGAAACAAAAATGTGTAAAACAGATTGGAAAAATATAAATTATGAAAATGTTCCAAGTATTGCTAGTAAAAAATATAAAAATGCCTTTATCAAAAATGATCAAGAAAGATATATGCACTATTTAACTAATGTTTCAAAAGGTATACAAAAAATTAATGTAACTGGTATTTTACCTCATGAACTTGTAAATTATTATTTAGAAGATGAAAATAGAGAACTTGATTTAACTATTGAAAATCAATGGAAAACTATTTTGGATGATATGAAAAAAGGTGAATTATTTAATGACTTAATTGCAGTTGTTGATGTATCAGGTTCAATGTTTAGTGCATCAAATGGTAGTATTCCAGCGCAAGTAGCTATTGCTCTAGGATTACTAATTTGTAATTGTTCTACAGGTCTATTTAAAAATACTGTTATTACATTTCATTCTACACCAAGTTTTCATAAAGTTACTGGTACTACACTAAAAGAACAAGTAGATTCGATTAGAAGTGCTCATTGGGGATATAATACAAATTTTGAAAAAATTGCAGATTTAATAATTGATTATGGTAAAAATAATAAACTAGAAAATAACGAGATACCTAAAAAACTTGTTGTATTATCTGATATGCAATTTGACGAAGCAGTTAGAGAAGATTATGATAGTGATAAAAATGAATTAGAATTATTATATAATACATTTAGTAATAAATTTAAAAAAAATAATTATGATGTTCCCAAAATAATTTATTGGAATTTAAATGCTGATAATAGTAAATCATTCCCGGTTAATTCTAAAGTTAAAAATACAGCAATTATTTCTGGATTTTCTGAACAACTTCTAAAAATATTTATGACATATGACGAATTTTCTCCTGAAATTATTTTAGATAATATTTTAGAAAAATATATTAAAGAAGTTTATATTCATCCTGATGAAATTTATATTCATCAGGATGAAATTTAAATAATATATAAACAATATTATTATATAATAATATATCATTATGGTAATCAATAATAAATATATTGTTGAACTTATAAATATAGTATTATTAATAAATAAATATATTACACCTGGACTACAAAGATTACTTGATAAAAATTACATTAATAATATGGTTGAAGATGAAATTTATGAATATAATAGAACTGGTTTTTTTTCTATATTACAAAGTTTTACTATTGCTTATGTTGAAAATGAAAAAAAAACTTATTTATTAGATGGGCAACATAGATTAGTTATGTACTCTATTTTACAAGATAAAAATTATAATATTAATAATGTTATTGTACCATTAGTTACATATAATGTTGATAATTATGAAGATGTTGAATATTTTTTCAATAGAATTAATAAACATTCTCCTATACAACCAATTGGTAACATTATTCAATATGATAGAGATTTAGCAAAATTAATTCTCGATGAATTCACTACATTATATATTAGAGATGGTGAAGGTAATAGAAATTGTCCACATATATCATATGTTCAACTAATGAATAATATTAAATATAGAAAATTTGAAGAAAAATTAAAATTCACTAATAAATCTATTATAGATATATTTAATGTAATTATCGATATAAATAATTATTTACATAAAAGTTCTCATTTTATACACAATTATGATGACAAAAAAAAATATGATAAATGTATTAATAAAATTAATAATATAGTAGATAAAAAAATTTGCTATCTTGGTATTTTTGAACATTTTGAATGGTTAGATTTGACATTATATGCTCTTATTGAAAATAAAGAAATTGATAATATTGCTTCAGAATTTTTAAGTAATCTTGATAAAAAAAAAAAAGAAAAGAATAAAAGAGATAATATTCCACAAGAGTTAAGAGAACGAATATGGAAAAAAGAACCTAAAAATTTTTGCAACGAAGGTATGTTAGTTAATGGTTTTTGTTATTCATGTAACAATGAATTGAATATTAAAGATATGCAATGTGGTCATATTATAGCGCATGCATTTGGAGGTAAAGTATCTTTAGATAATTTAATGCCAATATGTAGTAATTGTAATAAAAAAATGGGAACAATGAATCTTGAAGAATACAAAAAATTAATTAATAATTAAAATATATTATTCTTGTGCCCCTTCTTTATTATCAGTTCTCCATTCAAAATCTTTTATTTCATATATTCTAGCATCCTTCCCTCTCGATTTATTTATATACTTTACATATCTTATTCTATCATTTTTATTCAAATTTTTATCAATTTGTGTTTTACATAATAAAAAGTGTTTAAATGCATCATTTATATAATGTTCCATTGAAGTACTATAAAGTTGAATACTTGTGTCGCAACAAGATATTGTTTCTCTTATTGTTTTAAATCTTGTCCAAGTATTTAATGATGATTCTATTGTTCTTGATATCTCTTCTATTTTTTCTTCATATTTATAAAATTTAATTATTGTTCCTATTAATGCTATTGTTGTACTTATAACAAGTGGTGATAAATTCATTGCCATTTTAAAATTTCTATAATTATTTAGTTTTTCTACTATAAATTCTGAATTTTTAATTCCTTCAAATAATGTTAAAAATGATGCTAAATATATAATACATAAACTTAAAAATCGGAATTTTTTTTGTATAAATATTAATTTATATCTAATAACATCTAGTTGACATACCAATTCATATATTCTTCTATCTATTCTTTCTCTTAAATCAAATCTTAATTTATCTAATTCTATTGATTCTGGTAAAGTTAAAGTTTTATTTATATGGGATTCAACAAAAGCAGGAACACGCCATATTACATCATTTCCATAATGTATATTATTTGATGATTTATAATTGTTATTCCCTGATATTTTTAGATCTAAATTTGCCATACCTAATAGATTATTAGTATGTCTTGCATTTTGATTGTTATTATTAAGCAATCTTTGAGGATTATTTAATACTTGATTATTATAATTATATGTAGGATAAGTATTATTATATGACATATATATTATATATAATAATAATATATAATATATAAAAAAAATGATATTTATTATTAATATAGAAATAAAATGAATACAGAATTATTTATACCTATTAAATTTGTTTCAAATATTAATTTAAGACCTTTTGAAATTAATGAGAAAATAGAAGATGTGTTTTTGAAAAAAATTAAAGAAAAATATGAAGGTTTATGTACTAAACACGGTTATATAAAAAAAAATAGTATTAAAATAATAAAAAGATCTATTGGTAATATTCTCCAAGAACATTTTAATTCTACAATTAATTATAATTTTCAATGTATTGCTGAAATTTTTAATCCCACAAAAGGTTCTATAATTAAAGCAATTGTTCAAAATAAAAATGAAATGGGAATTCTTGCAAAAAGTTTTTATGAGAATGAAGCAATTTTAGAAGTTATTATACCAAAAATTTCAGCAGGAATTAAATCAGATATTGATTTAACAGAATTAAATATTGGAGATGAAGTATTTGTTGAAATTTATGGTAAAAAGTTTATTTTATACGATAAATTTATTTCAATTATTGGAAAGGCAATTAATAAAGATACTCTTAATATTAATAACGAAACAGGTTTAATAGAAGATGATGAAGAAGATGAAGACAAAGAAGATAAATTAGACGAAGATTTTGATCTAATAAATAATCCTCTTTTAGATGAAAATAAAGACGAAAATGAAGATGATGATGATGATGATGACGATGAAGATGATGAAGATGAAGATGAAGAAGAAGATGATATAGAAGAAGATGATGATATTATCGATGATGAATATGACGATATTGAAGAAACATTATTTGATGATTAAATTGATATAAAATTATTTTAATATTATTAATAATGAGTAAAAAAAATAATGAAAATAACAAAATAAATTTATGCAAAAAAATACAAAATGATATTACCTTATTATCACAAAACGAATTAAATGAAATTTTTAAAATATTATTTAATAATGATAGTAAATATACACAAAATAATAACGGTATTTTTGTAAATTTAAATTGGTTAGAATATGATATAATTCTTCAAATAAATAATTATATTGATTTTTGTATTAAATCGCATAAAGAAATAAAAAAACATGAAATTATGAAAAATATGTATAATGAAAATTTAAATAAAAAAAAAATGGAAGTTGATGATATTATATGTGATATTGATTCTAAAGAAGTAGTTCCTGAAAATAATGTAAAAGTTCCAAAAATTTCTTCTAGTATGAAATTTTATCTTTTTAAAAAAAAATTCCAAAAAAAAATTCCAACAACTTTCAATTATACTAATGTATTATCACATGAAATTTTTTTATTAAAAAAAAATGATATATGACTTTTAATTATTTATAATTAAAATGTATGATTTATTATTAAAAAATATTGACAATACTGAAAACAATAGTGTTGAATGGAAATATGATAATTATGAAAATATATATATTAATCATTGTCAATATTATTTAAAAACAGAAACACCTCAAAAAACAGAAACACCTCAAAAAACAGAAACACCTCAAAAAACAGAAACACCTCAAAAAACAGAAACACCTCAAAAAACAGAAACACCTCAAAAAACAGAAACACCTCAAAAAACAGAAACACCTCAAAAAACAGAAATAATTCAAAAAATAGAAAAAACACAAACAACACAAACAACAAAAAAACAAGATACAAAAATCCATCCAATCGAATTTATTTTAAATAAATGTAAAATGTTGAATATTGATATTACAAAACAAATTATTAAAGACAAATTCAAGTTATTTATAAGTGAACAAAAAACAACAAAAATTTTTGGTCAAAAAAAAACATGTGAAATGCTTAATGGTATTTTGAATAATAAATGGAATATATCTTTAGTAACATTATTATCATTTATATTTGATACAAAATTTATTTATCTAAAAAAAGAAGTTTTATTTAATAAAAGTTTAGAAAATTATGCTATTATTAATCTATAATAGGTTTATAATACGGATATAAATATAATCTATTTAATTTTAACATATTTTCTGCAATCATTTTACATTTTTTTTCCTTTGTTATTTTTTTCTTAGCATTTAAAATTTTTATATTATATTGTTCTAATATAATATTTTGTTCCGGTGTTAATAATGATTCACATACAATACCTGTTTTTTTACCAAATGATTTACCTGTAGATAATATCTTGAAAGTATTAGAATAATTTGATTTATTTTTTTTTGGTAAAATTAAACCAATACTAATTTTCTCTTTTTGCATATCAGGTATTTCAATTTTTTTTCTTTTTTGAATTATATATAAATAGTCTTTATCTAAATTTGATAAAGATTTGAAATTACTTGTTTCATAATTATATAAATTTATATCTAAATCATCACTAAAAATATTAAAGAATCCTATATATTTTGTATCATCAGAATATTTTTTACTAAATTCATTTTTATGTATTAATGCACCTTCTTCAAAAAAACACTGTGAAATATATTTATCAGTATTATTCAATTTATTATATGGTGTTTTTATTATATATTTAACAAAATTTTCATATAAATCTGAATCGAATGACAAGTAAATCATAACAATATTCATATGTTTTTCAGTATCTTCAAATTTTAGAGTTAAATCTTTTGGAATTAATTGAATATCAGTTTTAATTTCTGATTTAATAACTAATTCTTTATCCATTACTATATTTAGTTTACTTTCTTTATTTATTTGTTTATCAATTATATGAATACCATTATTATGTATTAGTAATATATAATTATCAAATAAATTATTTGGAAATACTGATTCTGCAATTGATTGATATATTATATTTTCATCAATATCCGTTTCTTTTATTATTTCTTCAAATGATAAATATCTTTCATTATTATTTAACTTATTTATTATTATATTTTTAATTAATTTTTTTACATTTAATATAAAATGATTATATGTTTCTTTTCTAAAACCAGTTTTTCTTATATTTTCTATTTTTATATCACATACGGGTTTTAAATCTTCATTATCGCCATAATTATAATTTATCTTTTTATTTTGTGATGTTATCATTTCTAATTTAAAATTAAATATTTTTTTATCAAAATAATTTATATTTTTCATTAAATAACAATCAATTGAATTATCTCTAATTATTTTATCAATTATATCAGTTTGGTATAATTTTTTAGAAGATATTCTATAAGCATGTATATCAGGTGTTTCAATTTCATAATTAATAAAACTAGCATGCATAAATACAGTCATATTTCTTAATTCAACTGCTAAATCATTATGTCTACAATTTCTAATACCTCTACCTATTATTTGTTTTGCCTTATTAAAATGATACCAAGGTTCTACAATATGTAGTTCTCTTGCATTATAAAAACTTAAACCTTCACTTGCAACAGGTGTCATTAAAATAACTTTTAATAACTCACCATTTATATTTTTAGGATTATTGATAATAGGTAGTAATTTATCTATTGATGAATGTCCCATTACATTATTTAATTCAGAGTGAGATGTCATTATACAATATTTAGGAGGAGTTTTATAGTTATATCTTGGTGGATTATCAATTATTTTTGGTTTATTTAGTATATTTTTTTCACCTTCTCTATTATATCCCATATGTTCTAAAATTAATGCAAGTGGCAATATTCCTCCTTCAACAAATCTTGAATATATTATAACAATACCTGAAGAATTTTTTAATATTTCGGCTATCTTTAAAAATTTGCCTGAATACATACCTAAATTTTCTTTTGTTGGAAATAATGCATTATCGTATTTTTTATTATAAGTTAATTTTAAAGAACCTGTATCATCAAGTCTATTAAAAAAAGTTGCAAAACCAGTTGACCCTGTTTTATTTTCATAAACTATATTCATTGGTTGTAAAGTTGATAATACATTATTCTCATTTAATTCTTTTTTTATTTCAATCATTTCGGTCTGTTTTTTACTTAGATTTGATAATATGATTTCATCATTTATTTTATTTATCCAATTCTCATCTGTTTTAGGTATTGCATTGTTATTTGGGTCATACTTAATAACTTTATTCATAACTTCAAATCCACTATATGATGGTTTTAATTTTACAGCAAATGTAAAAGGATTAACACCTCTTAAATAAGATATGTAGTTATTTGATAATGTTTTTAATATATTTTTATATTTATTTATAATATCTCCTTCTTTATCAAACATATCATGAAAAGGTGGTTTTATATGTTGTAAAATTTCTTGTCTTTTATCATTTATTAAGAATAAATACAATAAATCTAAAATATCTGTTGGTTCATTATACATTGGTGTTGCTGTTAATAATATTAATTTATTATTAATTCCTGTTGATATTGAATTAATAATAGCACTATATATTCGTTTTTCTTCTAATTTTGCACTATTTCTGATATTATGTGCTTCATCAATTATAATTATTTTATCTTTTAAAATTTTATTTTCATATTCATTTTCTATCATTTTTGCAAATTCATCATATGTAAACAAACGATATCTCGAATTTATAAATTTTTTTATTTTAAATTGTGCTTTTTCTTTATCTTTTGATTTTAATATTTGTGTCATTTTTACATAAGTATCACCTGTACATTGATTAATTAAAGATTTATAATTATCAAAATTTGATAAACTAAATACTTGATCTCTAAAACTTCCTCTTAATGATGAAGGCATTATAACCCAAATTTTTGGTTCATCATATTGAGAATGTGTCAATAATAAATTTTCAGATAATGTTATTGCTGAACATGTTTTACCTACACCAACACCATGATATAACATTAAACTTTTATATGGCGTTCTTGAAGAAATATAATGACTTATAAAATGCTGATAATATGTTTTTTCAAATTCGCTACATAAATTCTTTGTATTTATATCAAATTCCTTTGTATTATTTACTACCTTATTTTTTTTTATTTTATGTATTAAAAATTCGTATAAACTATTTATTTTTTCTACAAATTTACTATCATCTAAATCAGGATAATATATATTATCATTATCAATATTATCTTCTTCCAAAATTATTTCTTTTTTTATATTTTCTAATTTTATTTTTTCTTTATTTTTATATTTATACATCTCACACTGTTTTTTTATAATTTCATATGATTTATCTGTTCCTTTTAATTCTAAATTAGTTCTTGGATTTATTTTTTCATTTTCAAACCACTTTTCACACTCATCTTCAGTTAATTCTTTTTCAAGAATTGATTTTTTCTTTCCTTTAAATTTTTCACATTGTTTTTCAATTTCTTTATATAATACTTTATCTTTGTCTATTAATATATTTGTTCTTGGATTTCTTAATTTATTTTTTAACCAATTAGAACATTCGTTTTTTGTTAAGGATTCTTCATATATATCTTTCTTTTTTTTTTTCATTAATTTTTCTATTTTTTCATTTAACTTATCTGTTTCTTCATCTGTAAGTATTTCATCTTTTAATATTTTTTTATATTTGCTTATATTATTATCAATTTCTTTATTCGTGGGTGTTTTAGATTTTTCTATTTCTTTTTTTGGTGGTGTTTTTGGTTTTTCTATTTCTTTTTTTGGCGGTGTTTTAGATTT